CATCGATATGTGGTCCCGCATCCTCGGCCTCATCGCCGACGGCGTGCTCCCGCACAAGGCGATCGAGACGGTGGGCGCAACGCGCGCACTCGTTGAGGGCATGCTCCGCGGCAGACCCGAATGCAGGAAGCAGTGGGAGGACGCGAAGATCGCGGCGCTCCGCCGGCACTGGGATGCGGACATGCTCACGGAGATTTGCAACAAGATCGCGGCCGGCGCCAGCGTGCAACGCGCGTGCAAGGAAGTCGGCAGGCCTGACGAAACGTTCGTGCGCATCGTGCTCGCAGACCCACTGCTGCGCGAGGAGTACGAGATGGCGCGGAAGATTCGCGCCGAGCTGTGGGCCGATGAGATCGTCGAGATCAGCGACGAAAAAGAAAACGACATCGACTTCATGGGCAAGGGCAACACCGCGGCCGTGAATCGTAGCAAGCTACGTGTCGAAACGCGGCGCGGGCTGATGAAGGACTACAACCGCGCGAAGTACGGCGACGCGCCGCAGAAGGCGGGCGACGTGAACATTCAAGTGAACCTCAACGCCGCTGAGCGACTTGAGTCGGCGAGGGCTCGACGGCTCGCGATCAGCGCGAAGCCAGTCGATGTGATCGATGCGGAGGTTGTCTCGGAAAGCAGCACAAAGGGTACAGGCCGTTCCCCGCGTGCAGCTCCCCCGTCCGAGGCAACCTCCACACCGATTGCGAAGCCGAAGCCGGCGGACCCGATCCTCGAAGCGGCCGGCGTCAAGGTCGTCGACCGCTCGTGGCTGGAGGGCTGATGACTCCGAATTCGGCACACCTCAACGAGCAGGGCCTCAGCGAGATGCAGTTCGAGGATGAGCTGCTGAAGGACATGGAGACGTTCTTCGACGACATCCGCGGCTTCGTGCAGTACGCGTTCCCGTGGGGCGAGGGCGAGCTTGCAGACTTCGACGGTCCCGACGCATGGCAGGCCGCGCAGCACGACCAGATTGGTGAGCAGTTACGCGCGGACCCGGATGCGAACCTGCGCTTCTCGACCTCGTCGGGCCACGGCGTCGGCAAGACAGCCGAGGTCGCGTGGATCATTCTGTGGGCGATGAGCACGCGGCCGCATCTCGCGGGCGTCGTGACAGCGAACACCATGCAGCAGCTCACCACGAAGACGTGGCGCGAGCTGGCGCTCTGGCACAAGCGCGCGATCAATCGGCACTGGTTCAAGTGGAGCGCGACGAAGTTCTGGCACGTCGATCACCCTGAGACGTGGGCGGTGCATGCCGTCCCGAATTCGGAGCACAACTCCGAAGCGTTCGCAGGTCTGCACGCGAAGTACGTGCTGATCATCTACGACGAGGCGTCGGCGATTCCGGACATCATATGGGAAGTGAGCGAGGGCGCGATGACGACGCCCTGCGCCATGTGGTTCGTGTTCGGCAACCCGACGAAGAACACCGGCCGGTTCCGCGAGTGCTTCGCGAAAGAGAACTCGCGCTGGACGCAGCGCAAGGTCGACTCGCGCACGGCGAAGATGACCAACAAGGCCGAGATCGCAGAGTGGCTCCGCGAGTACGGCGAGGACAGCGACTTCTTCCGCGTCCGCGTACGCGGCGAGTTCCCACGCACGGGCTCGGAGCAGTTCATCTCCAGCGACATCGTGGACTTTGCCATGGCAAACGAGGTACCCTTCGAGGCGCACTGCATGCTGCCTCCGGTACTCGGCTGCGACGTGGCCCGCTACGGAGACGACAAGTCAGTCATCATCGTACGTCAGGGCCGCAAGATTCTGGCAATGGAGAAGTACCGTGAGTACAACACTCAGCAACTTGCTGTGGCAGTCATTGCGCATATCAAGCAGTTTAATTGCGCGATTTCTTTTGTTGATGGTGTCGGCGTTGGTGCTGGTGTCGTGGATCGTCTTCGTATGCTTGGATACGAAGTCTGCGAAGTCAACGCCGGAGAGGCCGCCCGTGATGACGAGGTGTACTACAACAAAAGGGCGGAGATGTGGGGCCGCATGCGTGACTGGCTCACGCACGGCGCGGACATCCCGCTCGACATGGAGCTGCGCCAAGCGCTCATCGGTCTTGAGTACGGCTTCGACGACAAGGAGCGTATTCGTCTAGAGCGGAAGAAGGACATGAAGAAGCGCGGGCTCGACTCGCCTGACGAAGCTGATGCGCTCGCGCACACGTTCGCCGAAGAGATCGGCGACATTCGCAAGCAGTCATACGAGCCTGACGAGAACAGTCACGAACCGGAGGTTGTAGCATGAGCAAGTTGAATCTGTATCAGGAAATGCGCCGCGAACTCGAAGCACGCAAAGCGCCACTGACCGCCGAGCGGGAGCGGCTGCTTCATGCGCAGAAGCGCCTAAAGGAAATCGACGAAGAGCTGGACGTGATCGACGAGGAGATTGGTGAGTACAATGCGGCCATTGCGCCGCTGCTCCCGACGCAAAACCTGCCGGTCGCGAACGGCACAGACGTCGAAACGCCGACGGACTGAGCAATGCCGGATTTCATCATGCGGTACACGTCGACGTGGGACAGGAAGATCACGGCGGACAACCTCGAAGCCGCAGCGGCGCGAGCGAAGGCCACAGTCAACCACATCACTGATGCGAAGCTCGTAGGCGTGTGGCCCGCCGATGCTCCGCGCCCTGCCGAACTTCTCTGAGAGGAACACATCATGGCACGCACCGTACCGAAGAACACCATCGTCGCTGAGGTCAGCGACTTTTCGAAGCTCAGCTCCACCGATCGCACGGCGGCAACGAACTTCATGACCGCTGTCGCTGCACAGGTTGTCGCGAGCGGCGCGAACTACAAGAAGTCGACCGTCTTCACGTACCCGCCCAAGGGCTCGCGGACAGTGCCGGCGAACACCGTAGTGATCGCCGTCAACAACTTCTCGAAGCTCAGCTCGACGGACCGCACCAATGCGACGAACTGGCTGACGGCCATCATCGCGCAGGTCGTTGCAGCCGGCGCGACGCAGAAGAACAAGAAGACGTTCGTCTACCCGCCGAAGGGCTGAGCATGTCGAAGATTCTGCTACCGGGAGTGAATGGCCGCGAGATCAAGGATGACTGCAACGTCATCTATGCGCACGAGGACTACGACGAGTCCAAGGCGAAGCTCGAAATGTACATCGCCAAGAAGATTGGCGAGCACATGGTGCAGCACTATCCCGGCCGGCAGTGGGGCGTGGAGGTCGACGTCACGTGCGGCGTGCTCGTCCTTCTCTGCCCAAGCCTTTCGCGGACGAAGGGCTACCACATCCACCTCGGCCAGTACACCATTCACGACCTGCAGCAGCGGTGCGTGAAGGCGGCCGGAGAAATCCTCGAACGCCACAATGTCACGCGCACGAGGAGACTGATCGACCCGGATACGCTTGAGGCGCTCCCACGAGACATACGCGACAACGTGATCGCCGCGGACGCGGCACCGGAGCATTACTGACATGGCAGTCGAAGAAGCAAAGCAGTTCAACGGATTCTCGCGCACAGCGGCCGACCTGCCTCCGGGCATGAGCGGAGAGAATGCGCGGCCGCCTCTCGGCGGAGCGTCGAGCACAAGCACGACGGAGACCACGACGTCGACGAGCGATGCGTGGGCGCTGCAGAAGGCGAGGTCCATCTATACGGCGTCGACGGACTACCTAAACACGAACGTGACGAACCAGTGGGAGCGCAACCTGCGGCACTTCCGCAACCAGCACGCCCCCGGCACGCCGTACGATCGCAAGGACTGGAAGCGCTCGCGCACGTTCCGTCCGAAGACGCGCGCCAATGTGAAGGCAAGCGAAGCTGCTGCGGCCGCGTCGGTGTTCTCCACCAAAGAGCTGGTCGACATCCAGCCGCGCAACCCGTCGAGTGTCGCGCAGGTCGTCAACGCGCAAATCACCAAGAACATCGTCGAGTACAGGCTCGACAGCTCGCCGCTGTCGTGGATGCTGACTGTGATCGGCGCCTATCAGGACACGAAGGTGTACGGCATCTGTATCTCGCATCAGTACTGGAAGTACCGCGAGCACGTCGATGTGATCCCGGCGGAGGACGACGAAGGCAACCCGATCTACGGAACGGACGAAGCCACAGGTGAGCGTGTTCCCATGGGAACAGAGAAGCGCAGCGTCGTCGAAGACTCGCTGTGCGTAGACCTCATAGAGCCGGAGAACTTCCGGTTCGACCCGATGTGCGACTGGCGCAATCCGGCACAGACCAGCGAATACCTGCAGTGGCTGCGGCCGATGTCGGCCGGCACCGCGCTGTCGATGATGAGCGAGGAAATGGAAGACACGCGCACGGGGCAGCCCCGCTGGCGCAAGTACTCGCTGCAGCAGGTTCTCTCGTGCAGCACCGAGAGCTGGGACAGCCGCACGCGCAGAGCGCGCGAAGGCTACGAGCGCATGGACCCGGCGCAGGCGCGAGCCAGCGGCGACGAGTTCACGACAGTGTGGGCGCATCTCAACATCGTGCGCGAGAAGGGCGTCGACATCGCGTGGTGGACGATGGGCACGGAGCTTGTACTCACGGACCCGATGCCCCTGCGCGAGATGTACCCGCATCTTCGTCCGGGCCAGCGGCCATTCGTTGTCGGCACGTCGTCGCTCGAAGCGCACCGCAACTACCCGGCCGGCGACGTCGAACAGGCAGCGCCGACACAGGAAGAGATCAACACCGTCGCGAACCAACGGCTCGACAACGTCAAGCTGGTACTGAACAAGCGCTACCACGTGCGGCGCGGGTCGCAAATCGACATCGATGCGTTGATGCGCAACGTGTCTGGCGGCGCCGTCATGATGAACGATCCGGAGAAGGATGTCGTCACGGTGGCAACGCCGGATGTCACGGGTTCGAGCTACCAAGAGCACGATCGTCTTGCGACGGAAATGGACGAGCTGCTCGGCGGCTTCTCACAGGCGTCGGTCATGAACAACCGCAACCTGAGCGAGACGAAGGGCGGCATGGACCGCGTCGCCACCTCAGCGGGCGCGGTGCAGGACTACGGCATCAGCCTCTTCTTCGAGACGTGGCTCGGCCCCGTGCTCAAAGACATCGTGCACCTGACGCAGATGTACGAGAGCGACGAGACCGTGATCGCGCTGGCCGTCGAGAAATCGGACGCGTTCAAGAAGTACGGCCTCGATCACGTGACCGACGAGCTGCTCATGCAGGAACTCGTCGTGCAAGTTAACGTGGGGCTCGGCAACACAGACCCGATGGCGCGGCTGCAGAAGCTCATCTTCGGCGTCAGCAACGTGAACGGAATCCCCGGCATGGCCAAGCGCCTGCGCGGCACCGCGCTCGCCGACGAGATCATGGGCGCGCTCGGCTACAAGGACTCGACGCGGTTCTACCTGACGGAAGAAGAGTCGAAGAACCTGCCGCCTGATCCGCCGCCGCCGGAGATCGCGGTGAAGGAGCACGAGCTGGCGATTCGTGAGAAGGACAACGAGCAGCGGCACGCGAAGGAAGCGGCCGAATTCGACCTGAAGCGCGAGATCGCGTACGCTGAGCTGGCGCTGAAAGAGAAGCTCACGCTCGAACAGATGTATGTGAAGCTTGGCATCGAGAAGGCGCAGCAGAAGACCCTGCGCGATTCGAAAGCCCTCGACGCATCGCTGAAGATCAGCGAGCACAACCTGAAACGGACGGAGCAGAAGGACAAGCCCGCCCCCGCATCCAAGCCACCACCGAAAGGAGGCAAGTAACATGCCGAATCCAGTCACGGAACGCGCCAAGTATATCGACGAGGCAGTGGACGGAAAGCCCGCTGCGCCGAAGCAGAAGCCTGCGTACGCGAAGCCGGCCACGCCGGAACGCAACGAAACGTACTCCTCGATGGAGGAGCGCATCTACGGCAGCAAGTCTGCGAAGGCGAAGAAGTAATGGGCCGCCGGGATGGACTGGTCTCGCCGCCAGAAGCGGCAACGCCAAAGCCGACAACCACTCCGGTGGCTGACGTGCAGCCAGCCCCGGTCGTGAGGCATTCGACACGGCACACCGACGGCAAGTACGTTTCAGACAAGCGGCACCCGGCGACGCGCCACATTCGCTAGTTCGTTTTCACAAACAGGAGAGGACCTACTCGCATGAGCGGTCAAGACATCGACGTAGTGTGCGTGTGCACAGGCCAGAAGTACGCAGACGAGTATGTGCGGAAGCTGCACAACAGCGTGGCCATGCATGCGCCGAGCAGCTTTCGCTTCTTCGTGCTTACCGAGCACGACTTTCCGAAGTACAACACGGTCAAGCCGCCGAAGGGCGTCAAGGGCTACTGGAACAAGCTAGCGCTGTTCGATCCGAAGTTTGCGGATCGCGGCGGGCGCATTCTGTACTTCGACCTCGACGTGCTCATCCGCGGGCCGCTCGACGCGCTCTTCGCGGCTGAACAGCCGTTCATCATGGCGCGCGACGGCATCTACGCGCACCGTTACAACAGTTCGGTCATGTCGTGGGTTCCGTGCGGAGCCACCGAAGAAATCTGGCGCGAGTGGGACGAATCTGGACGCCCGCTGGCGCGAGCCCTGCAGGACAGCAAAGGCGATCAGGCGTGGATCGAGTCCATGCTCCGCCGCACTGCGTGGCCCGTCTCCGCGTGGCAGGACGTCGCTCCCGGCGTCGTCGTGCCGTACTACGGTCCCGGCGACAACCCGCAGGACCCGACGAAGTGGACGAAGCTCGAAGAGCCCGGCGACGCGAGCGTGATCATCTTCCACGGCAAGCCGCGACTCGATGAGCTGGCGACGACGATTCCGTGGGTGCGGGACGCGTGGCGATGATCGACTACTACGAAGAGGTGAAGACGTGGTGGCCGCGCAGCGAAGGCGACAACTGCGTGGCGTACGTGCAGAACGCGCGCATTAAAGACTGCGAGTGGGCGACGAAGCGCTGCAAGAAGGCGCGCACTGTCGTTCAGGCTGGCGGCTACATCGGGCTCTGGCCGAAGAAGCTGGCGGGGTTGTTCGACACCGTCATCACGTTCGAGCCGGTGGAGGAGCTGCGCGAATGCATCAAGCGCAACTGCGCTGGACTCAACAACATCGACGTGCATCCCGACGCGCTGGGAGCCAGAGAAGGCACTGCAGATTTTAGCTGGTGCCCGCATGGCCGCTCCGGGCTGCGCAGCACTCCGGCGTCAGAGCAGAAGTGGGTGCGCACGATCGACTCCCTGAATCTGGAGCACGTCGACCTGATCTACCTCGACCTCGAAGGCGGAGAGCCTGCCGCGCTCGAAGGTGCAACGCAGACGATCGCGCGCTGCTCGCCGACAATTGTTGTCGAGATCAATCCGCCAATGCGAGACATCACACCGAAGACGCTGAACCGCCTCGGCTACGAGCTGGAGTGCAAAGCGCACACGGATCATCTGTTCAAAAGGAGACCGCGATGAAAGTCATTGGCGAAGAGGAGACGCTCGACGCAGTGTTGTCGGGCAAGTCCATCGCGCGATACGGCGACGGCGAGCTGAACAATCTGGAAGGAAAGAAGTGCGTGCCTCAGTTGATGGTGCCGGGGCTCGCAGAAGAATTGCGCACCGTCATCCAGTCGAATCGCAAGGAGTGCATCGTTGGCATTCCGTATGTCGATTCGCGCATGCCACCGGAGAAGCAACGATCATGGGAGCACTACCTGCCAAGGTTCGCACCGTTCCTGAACAAGAAGGCGACATACTACAGCGCGTTCATCACGCGCCCGGACAGCGCGCCGTGGATCGGTACCGCAGCGTACTTCGACAAAGTGCAGAGTCTGTGGAAGGACAAGGAAGTCGCGCTCGTGTGGGGCGGCTACCGCTCGCTGTATCCGGACTTCCTCCGGAAGACCGGGGCTGCGCGTGTGCACTCTGTGATCGTGAGCTATGAAGATGCTTACTCACAAATTGACGACATCGAGCGAAGAGTTCTTGCGACAGGCGCGCGACGTGTGCTCCTGTGCGCGGGACCTACCGCCACTTGCCTTGCCTACCGACTCGCGCTGCGCGGCGTGCATGCGGTTGATCTTGGGCACATCGGACTATTCTGGCGGCACGCTCAGCAGGAACACCTCGACATCTCAATCGCCCCCGTAACGGTGCTGCCGAAGGTCGAAGTGACCAAGGCCGCGATCAAGGCGTACGGCGCCGTGGATGAGTCGCCGCGCGTCGGCGGGCTCTGGTGGCCGCGCATCGACACGACGCCGGAAAACACACTGAAGCGCGAACACGCACGGGCAAACATGCTCTACGGCTTCAACATGCTGAAGGTGAAACGCGGTACGTGCGTGTACGTGGGTGCAGGTCCCGGCCCTGCAGTGCGTGTACTCAGCGAACAGTTCGATCGCGTCTTCGCCTTCGAGCCTGACTTCGGCATGTTCGGCGCGCTCCGCCGCAACATCCACAAGTGGGGTCTTAAAAACGTCGCGTTCTACAAAGAGGCAGTCGGCGATGTCGTCGGCACGACTCGCATGCAACCCGGCAAGTGCGCAGGGCAGTGGGAAGTGGATATTAACGGCCCCGCGTCAGTCATGCAGACAACGATCGACGCAATGGAGCTGGATGAGTGCGACGTCATCGTCAGCGATCTTTCCGACGAATCGGAAGCTCGGCTAATCGCGGGGGCACAGAAGACGATAGCGCGCTTCGACACGAAGATGGTGTACAAGTGAAGCACTTTGTCA